CCATCAGTCGATCCCCAGATCCATGCCCCACGACGCGGTGCCGGGGCCGACGTCCTTGGTGACGGGGCCATTGCCGCCGTACTTCGCGAGCAGGGACTGTCCGCGCGCGATGCCATTGGCCGACGCCGCGCCGGCCCCGATGAAGCCGCCGATCGCGTTCTTGATGCCGGCCGCCTTGGCCTTCTCGCCCTCGTACTCGGTGGCGCGCGCCTGGTTCTCCATCGCCCGCGCCTGCTCCTGGCCCTGGTACAGCGCCACGGCTTGCCGGTAGGCGCCCTCGGCGGCGATGCCGGAGATGAGGTTGACCACGGTCGGATCGGTAGCGCCGCCGCCGCTGGCAGCCGCCAACGCCAGAGCGCGCGAGGCGACCCGCTTGGACTGCTGCTCCGCGGTGATCGCCTCGCGTTGCGCCGAGGCCATGGCCTGGCCGGCGTTGATGCGAAGTTGTTCGGCGCGGTAGCGCGCCGCCATCTCGGTAGCTGTCCCGTTCTCGAGGCTGCCGACGGCGCCGAACACGCGGCCGAAGACGTCGAGGCTGGTGCCGAGCGAATGAAGCAGCGTCGGGTCCATGCGTCAGTCCTGTTCGACCACGAGTGCGCACACGGTGACGGGCCTTGGTGCGGCCGCCTGCAGGCAGACGCGCGCGTCACTTGTCCATGTGGCGGGAAACTCAATGGCTTCGTGGTCGCGCACGGTGAGCGTGCTCGAGCCCACGGTCGTGCCGTCCTCGATGAGGGGAAGGCTGTCCAAGTTGGTGAAGTCCGGGCCGAACTGCAAACCCTGCGGGTGCAGGTCAGCCAGCAGCAGGCCCAGGCCAGTGTTGCGGCGCCTCTGGAACATCGACTCGCCCAACTTGGCGCTCTTGAATTGCGCGGTGTAGGGCAGGCCAACGCAGGCCGTCGTGACAGCCGACGACAGCCCAGTGATCTGGCCGCCGCTGACCGTATAGGTGCCGAGATCGGCGCCGTTTCCCCAGACGACGACCGATTCCGCCTCGAGGTGAGTCAGCCCCGTGATCGTGGTCGACGCCGCGCCGCTGTAGTTGATGTGCGAATCGGCGAGCCGGCTGTCGGTCGCGCCGCGGCAGTCGGTCTCCTGCGCCCACTTCTCGTGGTAGCGCACGGTGGAGCCGTTGATGACGCGGCGCACCGTGTAGTAGACCTGGTCGTCGAGGTCGCCGGATTCGGCCGGCAGGACGACGACGTCCTCCACGAAGCCGTCGGTCTCCCACTGCACCCAGCACAGGACATCCTCGTTGCGGTCGATGATGCCGACCAGTGCAACGCCGTCCGAGCGCACGCAGTGAATCCGCGTGTCAGGCTGGCGCTGGGCAGCGATGCGAGTGATCGACGGCAGCCCGAGCTCCGGCACGATGGCCATCATGTCCATGGCCTTGTAGTCGTAGGCCTGGATGTCGAACGACAACTCGAACAGCTTTGTGCCGCCGCGGTTGATGAAATAGCCGTTCTTGTCGACCTTGATGGGACTGACCGCACCCGACCCCTGGGTCGACGTCGCCTTCGCAGCGAAGTTCGTCGGCGTCAGTGGCTCCTCCAGAGAGGACGACTTGAGCGCGATCTCGGCGCCCTGGCCACCCAACACGAGGCGCTTCAGCGGCAGCAGCCAGTTGATCGTGTCCACCGGCCCGGAGCCGATCGTGCGGTTGATGGGCCCGGCATCGCCTTCGATCGTCTCGTCGAATGAGTCGAAGGCATCGGAGACCGAGCCCCAGATGCCGTTCTGGCCGGCCCACCACAGGCGGCCTTCGTCCAGAGCGACGGACGTCGGCCAGCCGCGCTTGTCGGACCAGTGCCCCTCCTGCCATACGGAGTTGGCTGTCGTGCCGCCAAGGGCGGTCAGGACTTCGGCCTCCATCACGGTCGAGCTGGTGAAGCCCGTCATGCGCACCACGCCGCGAATGCTGCCGGCGCCGATGCGCAGTTCCATCGTCACCGTGTCCGGTGCGACGCGCGCCGTGAGGATCAGCCGGTAGTAGACGATCTGGTTGTCGAGCTGATCGTCCACAGTGGTGGTCACATCTGTCGTCCAGGTGGCACCGCCTCCGACGTTGGCCCAGGTCGAGTTGTCGTAAGAGCGCTGCAGGTCGACCGTGGAGGCCGATGCGTTGCCCGAGATGATCAGCGAGAAGACGCGGGCGTTGTCCATGCCCGTCACGCGGATCGAATTCGTCGGCGTGCCAGTGACAGCCGACGTCGTCGTCACGACTTGGCCCTGCGACGTGATGCTGAAAAGAGCCCCGACGTGCGTCGACTTGAACACCGGTTGCGAGGCGGTGACCGTGATGTTGCCGGTGAGCGCGCTGGGCGCGAAGGTCGTTGACGAGGTGTTCTGAATCAGGAACGGCCCGTCCGGCGAGGCATACAGCACCACCGACCACGAGCGGGCGCTGGGGCTCGTGCCGCGGCGCTCGATCTTGCGCTGCTGGTAGCCGGCGCAGGCGATGTAGACGACGTCACCGGACTGGTCGAATCGGATGTTGGACAGGTCCGATGCACCCCACGGCGTGGGAAGGGTCACGACCCCCGCAGACTCGACGTTGCAGCTGTCGACCCATACCAGGGCAATGCGGCTGCTGAAAAAGCGGATGTGGAAGTCGCCTGACGGGGTGAAGGCAAGCGAGTGCGTGCCGGTGTCCAGCACCGTCTCTGCAACGTAGTCGTCATTCCCGGAGGTCGAGCCGACGCGGATGTAGACGGGGCCGCGCGCGATGACAACCCGCAGCGCGTGCTCTACGTTGAGGTTAGCGCCTGAGACGGTGACCTGCTGGTCGCGAATGGCCCGCGCGGTGCCATTGCCCACGAGTTGCATGTATCCGGCGGCCGCGTGAGAGGATGTCGCGCCGGCCTCGTCGTTGTCGGTCCAACTCGCCAGGTTCGTCGTAAAGTTGCCGTTCGTGACCGCCGTCGTCACCGTGGGGCGCGTGAGCAGCGTGTCGCCGATCCACACCCGCATGACGGCCGCGGTGAACTCCAGCCGCGCGGTGTCGGTCGTCGAGAAGATGAAGGGCAGCGTGCGCGATGCGGCATTGCTCGCCGTCGCGCCGGTGTATGCGGTGCCGACCCGGATCGACATGGCGCCGAGCACGCGCGGCATCCAGTTCGTCATGCGCTCGGCCGACAGCGCCAGGCGCTTCAGGTCGATGCGCCCCAGCCCCAACCGAGACACGAGGCCTCGGTTGAAACTGAGGAGCGCGGTCCTGGCCATCGACCGGGCCCTATCCGATCAGGTTGCCGCGGTTGCCGCGGTCACGTCCGCCACCAGACCCCTGGCGCGAGAGAGACCAGTTCCCCTGCGCAGGGAAGCGCGTCGGCTCGGCCTGCGCCGCCTTGGACTTCGCATCAAGCAGCAGGTCACGGCGCTTGGCCATGATCTCCTTCTCGCGCTCGGCGCCGCCGGACAGCTTGCCGATGATCTGGCTGGCAAAGTGCGTCTCGACGAAGCGCGCGAACGACTCTGGCCACTTGTTCAAGTCCTGGCCGTAGCTGGAGTCGTTGGATACGAATCGCACGTAGAGCGTGTCCACGTCGGCATACCAGTAGCCGGACTCGTCGCTGTAGCGCGTCAGCGGGACGTGGAAGTAGTCGTCAGCGCACAGCGCCGAGGTGCGCAGCCAGTCGCTTGGCTTCTCGAATGCGCGCCGGAACCCGAACTCCGGCTCGATGGCCGGGTCGTAGTCGATCTGCACCGTGCGCATCGCAAAGTGCCACTGCCCCTCCTCGAGGCAGGACTTGACGCCGCCGTTGTCCCAGACGTGATCCAGCAGGCGGCGCGGCTCACGCTCTTCGGTCAGCGACGCGAGGAAGCGCTCCTTGCAGACCAGGAGCGCTCCGTTGTAGAGCGTGAGTTTGGTGGTCACGCTGCGACGCCTTCAAGGCGAAGTTTCTGCGCGATGGCGTCTTCCTTGGTCGAGATGCCCTTCGCGAGGATCTCGCCATCGGCGCTGCGGATGACGCAGTGCTTCAGGTGCGGACCCTTGAACGCCACCTCCAGCGAGTCCTGGGCCGCCGGCACGAACCGTGCCTGCTGCAGGTCGTACACATGCAGGGGGTGGACCCGGGCCCAGTTGCGGCCGTTGTCGATCACGACCAGTTCCATGATCCATTCGCCGGTCTCGAGCCGCACCTCGATGCGATCGAAGGGCTGCAGCCGGGAGGCCATGTGCGCCCAGTAGGCTTGATCGAGAACGCTCTCCTGGGTCGTGCCTTCCTGGGCATCGACCACCCAGTCCTGACGATGTGACTCGCGCAGGTGCATCCGTTGCGGGTCCAGCAAGACCGTGTGCTTCGCTTCCGTCATCTCTTCCACTCCTCAGTAGATTCAAAAATGGCCGGGCCCCGGTGCGGTGGCCCGGCCGACAACTGCTCTTTGCGTCAGCGGGTCGAGCTCACGATGCCGCCCGTGGACGACAGCGCCGCCCCCGAGGTGGTGACCGCGCCGAGGATCCCCAGGCCGACGGCACCGGACGAGCCGGTGGAGCCCATGAACATGACGACGTCGCCCTTCTTCATGCCGAGGTAGTACGCATCGGAGAAGAAGTCCGTGTCGGTGAGTTGCGTCGAGCTGTGGCTCGAGTTGTAGAGCCACAGTTGAGCGCCGCTGCCGGCGGTCGACAGCGTGTTGCAGGTGTTCGTCATCGCGCCGCCGATGCGAATCGGCGGGTTGGCGACCGACGAGGCGGCGGTGGAACCGGAGTAAGCCATGATGGTTTCCTTTCAGGTCAGCCTGGGATCAGGCGTACGCCGAGCCGTCGGCGGTGATGACCACCACGCCGGTGTTCTGCAGCAGCGCCGAGCCCATCGGGCACGAGGCGCGCGCCCACGAGTAGTCCTGCTCCTCGTCGTAGCCGACCGGGGTCTGCATGCCGGAGGTGTCCGCGGCGTGGCCGATCGCGGTCTTGTGGTACAGGAAGTTCTTCTCGCTCGAGGTGCCCTTGCCCGGCAGGTTCGGGTGCTCGATGATCAGAGCGTTGCGCCACCGGTACGCCATCGGCTTGTCCTTCCAGGACGGGTTCTCCGCGCCGGCATAGGGACGCATGTCGACGTACTGCGCGTTCGTGAACTCGGTTGCCTGCTCGAGGTACGCGAGGAACGCCGGCTGGCACAGCAACGTGATGTTGCTGTCCCACGGCACCGAGGCGTTCGACAGCTTCACCCGGCCGTTCTGGAACAGGGAGACGCTGGGCGTGGTGGTGGACGATCCGATCGTCACCGTGCCGGTGTTCAGCTTGGTGATGATGAGGTCGTCGATCTTGCGGTTCATCACCGAAAGGGTCGTCTCCTGCATGATCGCGCGCTGGTTGCCCTGGCTCGCGAACACGTTGAAGCCGGTCTTGCGGACGAGGTCGTGCCAGTCCTCGAGCGTCGCCGTGGTCTGGGTGTTGTCGTCCGCGCGGGCCGGGATGAGGCCGTTCACGCCGCGCTTGACCGCGGTGGCGCCGCCGGAGCCGGCGACGAGGAAGGTGGCTTGGTTGCCCTTGATCACCGCCTCGGTCGTGACGGTGTCGCGCAGCAGCGATTGACGCTGCTCGAACACCTGGATGAACTCCTGGCGGTACTGGATCTGGAATGCGGTATCCATGTGGTGGACTCCTTGAAACGATTGGGTTCAACCGTCGCTCGGGGTGTCCAACATGGGGTCGGCCGGGGTGACCTTTCGGGGCCGGCCTCGCGCGCCGTTGGCGCCTTGCTACCTGGTGCGGCGCCACTCTCGCACTAGGCGCCGCACCGTGTCCAGAACATCAGCCGATTCCGCTCAGACTCACGCGGCCTGCTTCCAGTTGCCGTTGTCGTCCATGATCCCCGCCTTGATCGCCGCCGAGGTGAGGGTGCGGAAGCGGTCCTGCATCGCGGTGTCCTTGTTGTAGGCGACGCGGTTCTCGCGCATGGTCTTTTTGATCCTGTCGAGCTCCTCGCGGATGCCGTGCGCCGGGTTGCCGCTGTTGGGGACCACCGTGCCGAGCGGGTTCTGCACGAGCGCGATGTTCAGCAGGAACTTCTGCACGTCCGGCGAGTGCTTGAACAGCGTCCCGTCGGGCAGCCGCGCGTTCTGCAACTGCTCACGCAGGTCGCCGGCGGTGGAGCTCGCCAGCATGTTCTCGATGAGGTTCGAGTGGATGCGGTACTCGCTGCCCCACTCTTGGCGCAGCGCCTCCGTGCCGGCGGTCTCGTTCTGCTTGTCCTTGTTCGAGGTGTGCTGGTCGACGATGTCGCGCACCTCGTAGAACGCGCGCAACGACGCCTTGACCTGGTCGGGCGTCTGGTTGCTCGCGTGCGCGGCCGCCAGGATGCGGTCGACCAGCGGCTTGTCGGCGTCGGGGACCTTCAGCCCGTTGCCGAGGTCTGCCACGTCGTACTTGTCCGGGGCCTCCGGGATGCCGTTGGCCAGCCGCCACTCGGCGACCTGCTCGGCCGTGGCGTCCTTGCCCAGGACCGGCTTGAGCTCGCCGGCGGTGATCCGGTTCTGCGCATGGATCAGAGCCGTGAGCGCATCCTCGGGCGAGCCGTAGCGGGAGAAGCGCGCGATCAGCTTCTCATCGCCCTTGGCCGCCTTCGCGCGCCAGTCGTCGGGCCAATAGCCGGCCGGCTGGGCGGGCGCGGCCGGGGCCGGCGCGGCGGGAGCAGCCGGCGCAGCAGGGG